GTATGGCTAAAACCACTCCTGAATATAGGCGTAGTATCACCAAAGCCGCTAACACCGCTCTTAGAGGAAGCAAGCAACCCCATTTCAGCCTCTGCAAAAAAGCTATTGGTTCCCAAACTACCCTCTGCCGTATAGGGAAAGGCGAATTGATTTTGCTTGATTGGCTTAAACAAAGAGGATTGGATTGCACCCCCCAACTCGCCATTGATAAATACAACATCGACATCGCTTGCCACCCCTTGGCCGTGGAGCTGCATATTAATGTCAGTAACCCGCTTGCTGGCATTCGAAATAAAAGCAAGACGAAATATCTCATCTATCATAATTGGTTTGTACTCTTTATCTGGGTCACAAAACGGCATTTCCTTGATGCCACTTGTGCTGATTATACTGCTTCCCTCTTTAATGAAATCCAAAGAAACCCATCCATCAGAGGACAGTATAGGGTGATTCGTGGAACCGGAGAGCTTTACACCGGAAGCAAGTGTAATCTCGATTAAATCTCCATCATACCATCGCCTTGTAATTGCTTTGACACCATTTGGAATCATCACATATGTTCCTGCTGGAAAACAATTGACGGTATTCTCAGGGCTTCCTGCCGAATCCCCCGGGTACATCAAACTTTCTCCACCGACATCGAACGGTTTATCAGTTGCCACCACCTGCCCGTTTGCCGCGGCATGATCATCACGGGGATTAGATGAAGTCACCACCCATTCCTTTTTGGTAGCCACTGTTGACTTTTTATACCCCTCCAATGTGGCCTGATTGAACGCCCGGGTGGTCTCAGTCTGGGCAATACGTTTTCCCATCCAGTCCGGGTAACCCCCGGGAAGGGCTTTATCTTTAAGACGTCGGACAAGCTGGGCAGTGGACTCACCGGCTGCTGTTCCTTTACCGAGTTCATTCCTCAAGGCTCCGTGCAGTGTTTCACCGACAGTGGTCAACTTTTTCATTGACTCAGCCTGTATATTTCGAGCGACAGTATTGTATCCAAGGGCATCGATATCGGCTGCTGATAATGCCTTCTCCATCTTTATCGGCAAAGGTCTTCCGTACCGTTCCTCGACATCATTCAAAGCATTGGTAAATCCTTCCCTGATTATCTGTCCATAAATTGGCTTTGACACTTTCCGCATCTTCTCCGCAATAGCCTTCGCGGACATAATGCCGGAAGCTGTCCCGGTAGCGGAAGAAAGAATGACCCCACGAATTGCACGGCCGAAAGCAACCTCCATCTTACGATCAAGGTTCCGACGCCTGTTCATGTATCGTCGTGCAAATTGACGTTCACCAGCCATCAGGCTCGTTCCTCACCTTCTTCAGTCTCACCGGGGAATCCTCTCGGGCCAGTTTGAGGAGGGCCACCTTCACCGGGAATAAGCGGCCCACCCTCTTCTTCGTCACGTGGAGGAGCGAAGAAATCTTCTAACGGAATAAGGTTTGCTGACATGACCTTCTGGTCTATGAATTTATCTTTCGGATCGATTTTGAATCCCATCTTCTGCCTGTATTCGCCGAGGGAGATGCCTCCTCGTTCCAGCATCCGGCTGAGCCGTTCTTCCCTTTCCTTGACTGTCTCCTCAAGTGCGGTGATATCGGAGAGGTCGAACTTGCACCACAGCTCTTCGTCATACGGACGCAAGATGTTCCGTGTTATCGTCTGAGCGAGCCTATTACATTTCGGGGGTAAAGTGACTCGCCAGAATATACGAACCTGTTCCTTTGACGTGGCATAGTTGACATCGTCGAACAATCCTGCAAGTATGGGCGGGATGCCGAACGCGGCAAAGATACGTTCCCGGAGAGACTTTTCCATTTCCCTGAAGTCCATATCCCGTCGTGCATCACTGAGGACCCTGATATCCATTCCACCGTCCAGCAATACGGGCATCCGTTGCCTCCGAGGTCCCCCGAATGCTTTATACCAGGTCTGGGCAAACTTTCTTTTCATTGGGTCCGTCATGGGGACCGTGCCTTTTGCAATATCCGGGCTTTGGGTCAGGATGACATCTGGTCGAGCTTCGTTCTCGAAGTATGTCCTGTTGTATGACTCCCGATGAAGTTCAGTAATGAGGGAGGTCTGAAGAGGCTTGACGGCACCCATGCCATAGAACTGGGACAATGGGTTGGTATATTTGAAGTGGGCCATCTGCTGAGGTTGGAACTTCTTCTTTGCTCCGGGAGAGCCATTGTCGTAAAGATAATAGTCAATCTTGCGAGTCGGGTGAGCTTTGATTGTTATGTAGTAGGGTTCGACTCCGAACAGCTTGACGGGAAGTCCTTTAACCATTCCCCACTTCTCCCAATAACCGTTACCAGTTGACTCCATAAAGATTGCCGTATCCTCAACAAGCTCTGAACCAGATTCAAATTCATTAGGCGTTTCAAGGAGGTCGAACGCAGGTCCATCATCTACGATCTCAGGATTATCCTTTTTACCTTTGCAGATAAGGAGAGGTAGGGAGCCAATTGAGGAGCCGATGAGGTAAATTGCGACATAGAGCCAGACCACTGCTGCGTAGGCTTGGGCGAAAGCCTTATAATCTCCGTCTTGGGGCACGGCATTAAGGCCGGCGAGCATGTTTGTAATCAAAGGCCAGGTGGTACTCTTGGTCATGTACTGGTTGATGTTTGAATAATCGTTTTCGTCACTATGCACCACAGCATGTAGCGGAAC